AGGTAATCCATTTGTCCCCAGGCTTGCGAAACATTCATCAAAATAATATCGCTAGGTTTTAACTCGTCATTCTTAGTATAGTAAATAGGTACACCGAGCATTTTAGCAGCCAAAAGCCTATGTTGACCGTCAATCACTTCCATATCTGTATTTATTGATATAGGTCTTAACTCCAGCAAATTCCGTGCTTTTATAGATTCCGATAATCGTTTTACATGAGACTGGTTTATTGCCTCTCTGTTATCTTCTCTGAACTTGAATTGATCATAGTTCGATGTCATGTTTACTTTACTCATGGTTTAACCTTTTTAATGTTTCTGTGATGATTTCTAATTGCATTTCTAAGTTTTCTATTCTGAATTTCAAATGTCTATATGCATTCGGTTCTTTGCCTTTGTTTATTTGTGAAATTCTTATTGATTTTCCTTCATTTCTTTTTCTGCATGCTTTTTCAGCTTCTATGGGATCATAAACCTCTATTCCGCCATTTCTTTTTAAATCACGTGCTATTACACTAGGGCTTCTATTGAGAAATGTTCCTATAGCCCGCACACCTATTCCTTGTTTAGTCATCTTTGCAATACATTTCCTCTCCGTAAGGCAAAGAAGTGTTCTGCGTTTTCTTTCTGGAATGTTCGTATCTTTTGGCATTAACTCCTCTTTCGGATTGAATTGCATACTTTCCGTTCCATAAGATTCTTGGATTGTCTTTGAGGTATCGAATGAGAATGTCAATTGATTCAAATTGTACTTTTGTTTTGACTTCAAACGCTTCATTTTTGTCATTAAAGCGTACCTCATTGATTATAAATGTTTTCATTCGGTTTACTCTGACTCCCATGGTTGAAAAACTTGGTGGAAAATATGCTCCTTACCTTCTTCTTTCAATGCTTCTGCAAATATTCGAATTAATTCTTCTATTTCATGATTTTTTTTTCCTTTCATCCACTCGACCGCATGGAATTGGCCTAAAATTGATAATAATAGTTTTTTTTGTATGTCATTTATATTTAATCGCATGTTTTCTTTCTCGGATGGAATTTATTGAACATTTCTTGCATTTTATTACTGCTTAAGTGAGTATATCTCTGTGTACTCGCTATGGAACTATGGCCAAGTACTTCTTGTATTAAGCGTAGGTCCGCCCCTTGGTCCAGTAGATGAGTTGCGCAAGCGTGGCGTAGAGTGTGTGTGGTTACTCCCTCTATGCCTGCTTTTTTTGCATAGCTCGTCACTATCTTGCTTAGTAACTGCCTTCGTAACTTCTTTTGCATTAAGGTTTGAAATAATGGTCCCGGCTGCGTTCCTCTTTCTTGTATGTACTCGGCCATAGTATTATATGCTTGCTGAGTCAATGGCACTGTTCTTGTTTTACCTCCTTTGCCACATCTAACCATAATTTGAAACCCTGAAGTATCGCGGATATCCAAGTCGCACAACTCACTAGCTCGCAAGCCACTCGAATATAACAGCTCCAGTATCGCTTTGTCTCTTCGAGAAGCAGGAATTGCAAGAATAGCCTCTATTTCGCTCACAGTTGGCACATACGGAGCTTTCTTCTGTATCCTGGGTGTAGGTACTTCTAATAATAGATCTTCTGTTATAATCTTTCTAATGCGTAAATAGCGCAAGAAGCTTCTGATTGACATATAGTACCTGTTTAAACTTGCATCACTCTTTCCTAAGCTTTTTTCGTATCCTAAATAACTGACTATCATTTGTCCTTTAATCTGAGTTACTTTCTTGAGTCCCTTCGATTGCAAGTACTCTAGAAACTTCACTATGTCGCAAGTGTAAGCCTCTAGTGTTTTTGGGCTTCTATTATCCACAATCATGTATTCTTTATATGCTTCTAGAATCTGGTGCATCCAATTTAAAATCTGGGCTTGACTTTTCATTTAATGGTGTCCTATTTCTAAATTGTATCGAATTCAGGTATCTTAAGTACTGTACTATTATCGCTGTGGCACTTAAGCCAGTAGTTATGCAAAGCCTTCCTAGCATATTGTGTAAATGTGCCGGCACTTGAACATGTAGCGTTTTCTTTCCCTGGCCTTCTTTCATTTTTTATCCTTCTCTCTAAATTTGTTATTTCTTCCTGCATCCTATTAAGTACTATCCTTGCTATTGTATCACCTCTCTTTGTGTTCGATAACTTTATGTATCTGTTTATTGCGTTTTCTAGCTCTATTTCTAATAAGTTTGTCATAGTATCTACACCTTACATTTGTAGCAACAAAGAATTACAGTTCCCTGCTGCTACTTGTTGTTATTCTTCTTTTATATCTTTAAATACTTGCTGCCAGTTCACTAACTTTGTGTTCACTGTTCTTTTAGGAGCATATTTACCCCACATAAGCTTCAATCGCTGCCAAGTTTTACACTTTTTCGCTAGCAGATATAAGGTTTCGTCATTCTCTAACCACAAAAAAGCTTCTCCAGTATTCCAAGATATTAACTCAAGCTTCTTTTTCTGTTTGTCCTCTTCTAGTTTCGTTTGTTTTTCTTTGATATATTCGCTAGTCATTATATCACCTCGCACTTATTCAATAGTTCTTGCTTGTACCTAATATCCTCTAAAACTTGCGTAGCCATCCACATACTTAGATACATTTCCCTTGAATTTCTCCTAAAACAGCCAAAAGGATGCGAACAACCAGCATCTTTTAGATGTTCTTCAATAACATAGCCACCATAACAAGATGCATAATCAAGATGCAAGCCTTCATGACTTCCGCCGTCAATAGACTTATTCATTGCTTTGACTAATCTTGTAAACATGCCTTGAACTTCTTTCTTTGTATATTTCATTATTTCACCTTGGTTTTTTGGAATGAAAAGTTAGCCACTTGAATAAAACCCGCTTTCGTATGTATCTTTTCAGCAAATTTCAACTTGTTATCATCATTAATTGCATTGAACACACACAACATGGCATTGGCTGTCCACGCGTCTACTCTAATACTTCCATCCGCAAATTTAATACTTTTGTACGAGTGGTTTTCACTAATATTTTTCAAGTTATCTATTATTTTAAATGTTTTCATTATTCACCTATTTGATTAACTGTTAATATATCCTTAATTCTCAACATTGCGTGTGCTGCGCCGATGTGAAGTAACTCGTTTTCTTTATAGATATCTTCGCCTGTTTCTATCCACTTATCAAAGTACATACTTGCTAGCTTCTTAAAACTGTTGTATTCGTAAGTTAGGTCATTGATCAAGTCTTGCGTTTTCATTGTTTCGCCTTGGTTTTACTTATTACTTTACATTCAAGCGTTTCATCTAAATTGTAGCCGTCCATATCTGCGTATTCTATTGCTAGATCAATTGCGCACAGTTCAGATTGACAGCGCACAACAAATACCTGGTAACCTTCGCTTGTTGGTACAGAAATTTTAAACATGTTCATTCATCATCTCCGTATACATAATATTCCCCTGCCTTCTTGGATAATTCAGTTAATTTATTTGCTATTGATTCTTCATATCCTCTATCCCAAAATCCTGTGCCGTGTCTGTTTCGAGTTAACCAAAAATCATGGCCACATTGAGATAAGTCTAGTCCTTCCATTAAATGTATTGCTTTCTGTATGAAATTTCCGCAATCAATAAGCATCTCATGCAATTCGTTTTTTGTTGGCTCGGTTATTTCTTCTGTCCAGCAAGCACATTCAACATAAGCATCATAAAATATATCTAAATCATTCATGTTCTTTTCTCCCTGCGTTGTATCAGTCTAAATCTTGTCCCCGCTTCATTATCGTAATATGCTTTTAAATCAATGGCAGCTTCTCTCCATATCGTGTAAGCTGAAAGATCTTCCCAACTTTTATAATAGCCTTGGATAACCCATAAGTAATTGTATTTTCTCATTGCTCACCTATTTATTGCGTATTATGTAATTGATTACAGCCTCAGAGCGTGATATTGCTTGCTCTATCATATCAAGGATTGCGGAGATTCGGACTTCTTCTTTATGGTCCTCTCGCTTCACTGCAACACCTAACTCGTAATTATATGTCCATAAGTCATGCTTGCTTTGTTCTATCCAGTCTTTATGTTGCATTAACAGTGTATCAACTATCAATTTGTTACTCATTTATGCCTCTATATATGTATATGTTTCTCATTCTTCCCGATACTTGCTGCGATCTAGCTTGAATTAACAAGTCACCTAGAGAGACCAGTATCAAATTTGCCTGTTACACACTTCATGTAATTGGCTTGTTTCAGATGTGTTAGACTATAACATACAACATACATTTGTTACAACATAAAAGAATTATGTAGACTGTTAAATTGGTCTTGTGGTATTCTGAGGATAGACAATAAAATAAACAATTAACAGGGGAAAGGTATGGTTAAAGGAAAAAAAATGACACATAAAGAGCGAGTAGAGAAGCTTGAAAAGGATAAAATTTATAGACAAGAAATATGTAGGAAGCTTTGCGCGCACTTAGCAAATGGATATAGTTTTGAGAGCTTTACGGAAATTTCGATCGTTTCTTTGAAAAAGAGCATGGTTTCTTACCCAGAAGACTACGACGAGGGGAATTTACAACAAGCTATTCAACAAGGTCGTGATATGTGGGAAACTATTGGAAAGCGACAGGCTAGCGGGGATTGCTTAGGTAATTCGCGTTCTTGGTGGTTAAACATGGCACATAGATACAAATGGAGTGATCGCGTTGCAATTGAAGCTGAACACAAAGGTAACGTAAATGTGAACATCGTAAGTTATGCTACCTCTAAAGGCTCTAAAGATACCTCACAACAAACTAATACCATAACATAAATTATGAATACCAGTATATCGAGATAGTTAGCAGTTAGTAAGACAGATTGCTAGCTAGATTAATTAACAAGTTAAAAGTTGAATTTGTCTATACTATCGAGGGTGTTGCCCCCTATAGCAGGTACATATACCTTGATAGAACTTCACTAAAAATATTTCCAAAAGTAGGAGCTATTTTTAATATTTCCAAAACTAGGGGTTATTTTCGAACCTTTACTTGCTATGAATGCGCAAAGTTATTAACTCATTGATACTCAGTCACTTATGTTTTACTAATTTCTTCTTGCACTTTTTTTACTTTTTTAATAGTATCACTGTTTTAACAAAAAAGGATACGGTGATGAAAAACTTATTAGATATTGTAGAAAATAATGCTTCTGTTAAATCCGAGGTTATTTTAGATCTCGAAAATCAGATTACTAAAAAAGAGAGTGGGGATGCATATAAGATAGTTCGAAGAAAGAAAGATGATGAAAAAAAGCTTCGTTTGAGATTAAGACAACATATTATTGATATTATGTACAGAGAAGGTTGGTCGAGGTGTGGGGTTGCTAAAGGATGCGGCATTGCAAGTAACATGCTTTTTAAAGTTATCAATGTCGAAGGTGAAGGTTCTGTTGGATTGTTATTGCGCATATTGGATTTTTTAGGATATGAGATGAAATTTGAGGTGATAAAAAAAGAAAGTTACTAACTCACTGATACTTAGGTACTTATGAATATTAGTTACACAAGGAGAGTTACATGAATAAGAGTGATAAAGATGTTTTAGATATATTGAAGAGATTTAAGGCAGAGTTAAGAGGTATTGACTTCGATGATGTTAAAAAGCAGCAGAAGTACGGAAGGTTGCGGGGATATATTGATGCTTTAATGAAATTGTTAGAATATTAGTGTTATCGCCGAGCATTGACGGAGGCGAGTATATTATAAGTGTTTAACTAAAACAAGATGTTGCTCCTGAGACTCGCAAAATAACGCTTCGCTTGTGAAAGAATTTTTGGGGTTTCCTTTAACAATACCTTCCCCGAGTGAGTTATTTATTTAACCTAACTAAAAAAAAGAAAGAGAAAATCCTCGAAAAGAAAAGAAATTTCCTTATAACCGATATTTCGCGTTCTGTCAAGTAAAATCTTCATTATTCCAAAAATATTTTTATTTATCAAATTTTTATTGCATATTTTTCACCGATTTTGCATTTTGAGGATTAATTTGTAGCCGGAGAGAATATGACTAGGTGGCGAGGCGATGCAGAAGAGGTTGCTTTTGAGAAGACTCACTGCACCGACCTCGATTATTGTGCGATTATTAATCAGATAAAAGAAACACTGCGGAGGGTTAACGATGCCAAGAGTAGCGAAGGCGGTTTTGAGGAAGACGGACAGTTTCCCTTGGTACGAGTGGACGGAGGAGTTTGAGTGGGATGATGACGAATTCGAAGGACCAAGAGTTAATTTACAAGCCACCGCAAGAGAAAACTGGGGAATTGATAAATACTGGAATAGCTGTCAAGTTTCGCAGGGGACCAATGGATGGCAAGGAACAGCAGAGATTGAAGGAAATGTATGAAAAACGTGGATGGAAACTCGATATGGACACGCATCTTCTTTCGTTTGTTTCTGCATGTGGGCGTTGGTTTGACACATATAATAAGGATAATTCGCAATTTTGTAGGATAAATGGTGACTGGATAGTGAGTTTGGTGGTTTCTAAGGATGTTGAGCAAGAAAAAGTATTACCTAAAGAAATGTAAGTGTCGGCGGCGATGGTGTGACTGTTTTGTGGGTAAACATAGATATTGGGTGGGTGCGAAAAGAGGTATTTATTTAGATAAGGAGAAGGTATGAAGTTAGGATTTTGTAGTATTATTTTTATAGTACTTTTGGTATTGAAGTTATGTGCTTTAGTTACTATTAGTTGGTGGTGGGTGTTTTGTCCATTAATTATTATGTCTGTTTTTTGGTTTTTAGTATGTATTGTAGGTATATTGGTTGGAGTTAGGGTTATTATTAAGGAGATTAGTAAATAATGACATATAAACAGATAAGAGTTTTAGGTCATTTTGTAGAAGCTCCATTAAATCCGTGTCCTTGGTGTAAGAAAACGCCAGATTTAAGGATGCCATTAGATCAGTATGGTGCAAAGGAAGATAAGACTTGGATATGGAAGATTGCTTGCTGTTGTAAAGTCGAATCAGAAGCGAAAGTATCTATAAGGAACACAAGCAAGACGAATTTGAGCCGGTTCCTAGATAAAGTCGATGAATTGTTTGACAAGTGGAACGAAGGCAATCCGATAAAAGCATATGAAAAGAAGATTTTGGACTTGAAAATGATACCTAACTTGAGGATAACATGAAAAAAATTGATATAGTTGATGTAAGTTTGAGTTTTTTAGCATTTACTTTCGGTATTTTTGTACTTAGTATGACATATATTGTATTAACTGCGGTACATTAATGAAAATTCAAGTATGCGGCGAAGTAGAAGATGAAGTAATGAAGCAGATGGAAGAGGTTGCGCGACATGAAGCGAGTTACACTGCCCTTATGGCCGACAATCACATTGGTTATTGTGTTCCTGTCGGAGGCGTTATTGCTTATTCCGGAAAAGTCTGTGTTAATGGGGTAGGGTATGATATTGCTTGTGGGAATAAAGCTGTTCGTCTTGATTCGGATGCTGAGGGGATTAGAAGTAACATATATAGAACGATGAATGAAATACAGAAGCACATAAGTTTCGGAATGGGAAGGAAAAACAATGAGAAAGTGGATAGCGCATTATTTGATGACCCATTATTTCGCGATATACCTTTCCTTGCAGGACTCAGACAGAAAGCTATGGATCAACTTGGCACGGTCGGAAGCGGAAACCATTATGTGGATATTTTTCTGGACGAAAGTGATCGCGTTTGGGTTGGGGTTCATTTTGGGAGTAGGGGTCTCGGCCATAGTATTTGCAAACATTTTATAGAACAAGGTGGAGGAAAAGATGGAGTACACGCAGCGCCGGTTATTTTTGATGAGACTAGCGACCTCGGAGAACAGTATATTAGATGCATGGAACTCGCTGGTAGATATGCTTACGCGGGTAGAGATTGGGTTTGTTCGAGGGTTGCAAAGATATTACGTGGAAACATCGTCGAAGAAATCCATAACCACCATAATTTTGCCTGGAAAGAGCGGCATTTTGGTGGAGACTATTGGGTTATCAGAAAAGGAGCTACACCAGCTTTCCCAGGTCAAAAAGGATTTGTCGGAGGCACTATGGGAGATATTTCAGTCATCTTGGAAGGAAAGGAAGCCACCGAATCACAAGAATTACTATACTCAACAGTACATGGAGCAGGCCGTGCGATGGGAAGAGTGCAAGCAAAGGGTAAACGAGACAAAAGAGGTAATATCATTCGTGCGGGATTGGTCAACAAAGCCGAGCATGAAGCAAGAATTAAAGCAGCCGGAGTCGAAGTGCGGGGCGGAGACTTGGATGAGTCCCCCTTTGCGTATAAATCAATTGAGCGCGTACTTGAAGCACACAAGAACACGATAAATATTTTACATATATTAAAGCCTATCGGGGTCTGTATGGCCGACGGTAGGGAATTTGATCCATACCGTGATTAATTAAATATAGGAGAAGTTATGCCGATGTGTGAATACGATAGAAATTTACTTACAGAAGTTAGAAATACTTTGTGTGAGATTCGAGGTGAATTAAAACAAATTAAAGAATTAAGTGCATCTTCTTTTACTTATGTAGTGCACAAAAACAATAAACAGGCGCAATTAAATCAAGATGTTATGAAGTATCATTTGGAGTTACTGGAAGATGCAAATGAAGGGGACTAATGAACGAGAATAAAGGTTTAGTATATATAGGCAAAATTATCGCTATAGATGCTATTCCCAATGCAGATCAGATCGTTAGTGCAACAGTAGTCTGCGGCCATGGGGGAAAGTGGAAGGGAGTAGTTCGAAAAGACGAGTTAGGATTGAATGATCGGTGTGAAGTTTACTTGCCTGATGCATTGATTCCGCAGGATTGTGAGCGAATGAAATTCCTGAAGGATAGTAATTGGCGAGTGAAGATGCGCAGGTTTCGTGGTGCTGCGAGTGAAGTAGTAATAATGCCACTGATGCCGGAATGGTCGGAGTATTGGATTGGATTGGATCTAACTAAGAATAAAGGGGTTACGAAATACATTAAACCGATTCCTGCGCATTTACAAGGTATAGCGAAAGGAAACTTCCCTGATTTCATACCTAAAACAGACGAACCTAATTATCAAAAGTGCGAATGGGTTGATCAGTTGGTTGGGATGCCATACTATATAACAGAGAAAGCAGACGGTTCCTCAACGACAGCCTATAGATACAAAGGGCAGTTTGGTTTGTGTAGTAGGAATTTAGAACTTGAGCATAATCCTGCTAATGGGTATTGGATCGTGTGTAATAGGTACAATCTCGAAGAGAAGCTTCCTGAAGGTATTGCGTTACAGTGGGAGACTTGCGGTCCAGGTATTCAGGGTAATCCAATGGGGTTAACTGAGATAGACGGCTTTGCATTCAGTGGATATAACATACTAGAACACAGATACTTAAGTATGATAGAGTTCTGGTATTTGATTGACTTGATAGGGATGCCTCTTTGTCCGGTTCTAAGTGTTGATAGTTCATTTAGTAAAGATGGAATCGAAGTGCTAGGTGAAGGAAAATACAAGAATGGCAAAGAACGAGAAGGTGTGGTAGTAAGGTCGCAAGAGAATATAGGTGGAGCGCCGATTAGTTTCAAAGTGATTAACTTAGGATATGAAAAATGAGATTACAGCCGATAGGTCGAAGTTTAGTTGTGCAGATAAAAGCAAATGAGAAGAAAGGTATATTGATACTTGCAAGGCAGGAAGATGAGCCTAGACAAGCGCGAGTTATGGGAGTTGGTGAGAAGGTAGAAGCTCCAATTAAAGAAGGGGACCTTGTGTTACTAGCGCCGTACTCAGGGAATAAGATAGCCGGCGGCAATGAAGAGGAACCTTATATGCTTATTGCTGAGAAAGAAGTACTTGGGATATTGAGAGATAACTAATGCCTACATATGATTATAAATGCATTGGATGTAATAGAATAGAAGAATTCCATCATAGTTTTGATCAAAAAATAGACCCTCAGTGCATAGAATGTTATCGTGATGCTAGAGAATATCACATGGTTAAACAAACGAGTTGCGGTGCTGGTATTCATTTCAAAGGTTCGGGCTTCTACGAAACAGACTACAAGGGCAAGTAATGAGCAGGTCATATCGAAAGCCTTACTTTGGTAATTCAGATGGTGCGCAGGATTGGAAGAAGAAAGCTAATAGAAAGATACGCAGGGACAAAGAGATGGACTTGAATGATGGTAACCATTTCAAGAAACAGAACGATGTATGGACGTCACCAATGGAACATAAGCATGGATATTGGGATGAGCCGAGGATGAAGAGAAAATGAGGAAATACGAGCATCTAAACGCAGCATTCAAGCCTCTTGTAGAAGGTATAGATCCTCCGGCAGGTAAGATCAATCCTGACTACGTACAGCAGCCTAGTAACCCTAGAATATGCGAGACATGTGGGAAGTGGCATGACTTCATAATAGAAAATACGATGACAGGCGAAAGGATTGAAGAACTCAAAAACTGTAAAGAATGCATCATGCAAGGATACGAATTCGAATGAAAGTAACAGCGGTGAGTGACCTTCATGGAGACAGACCTAAATTAGTTGGTGGTGACTTGCTTATCATCGGTGGAGATTTAACTGCCAGGGATAGACCGCAAGAGTATGTACTTTTCAATGAGTGGATAGATGCTCTAGATTATAAAAAGAAGATTGTGATATGTGGTAACCATGATATGTGGATTGCTAAAGGTAGCTCGTTTCTTAGACCTTCCGGCTGCACGTATGAATATCTTTGCGATTCAGGAACTGAATATCAAGGACTTAAGATATGGGGAACACCTTGGACTCAATGGTTTCATGGTGTTAATCCTGACTGTACTGCTTTTATGTTGCGTAGTGAGTTTGACTTAATAGAAAAATATGCATTAATTCCTTACGATACCGACATTCTTATAAGTCATGGCCCTTGTTATATGAGGTTGGATAAAACTATCTATGGTGATTATGCAGGGTCACAGGCTTTGCGAGATCAGGTGGAGTATCTTAAAGAGAAGAGACTGCAATATCATTTTCATGGGCACATACACGAAGCATATGGGGAACATAAAGAAGGTAATCTGTGGACTTTTAATGTTTCGCGGATGAATAGAGATTACAGACCAGTAAACAAGATATTAAATATTGAAATATAGGATTGACAATGGGTATAATTGAATATTTCAGAGATTGGATGGCAAATAACGAAGAAAGAGAAAAGTTTCATAAGTCATGGATAATTGGCAAGATTGGAAACTTTAAATGGCCCGATGAACAAGATAAATACCATGCAGATATTGCTTATGAGATATTTAAATTAACACAAAGAATTGAAGAGTTAGAGAAACAAATCAAATAGGAGACCACATGGACAAGTTGATTAATAAAGTGAAAAAAGATGTAAACAAAGCAGAAAAAGATACCAAAACATTGCTAAAAGCTGATAAAGTTCAAGACAAGAAAGTCGAGAAAATGGAGAAGAAAGAGAAGCGTTAAGTTTCCTTTAGGCTCCTTAGCTCAGTGGTAGAGCACTCGCCTGTTAAGTGAGATAGCGGAGGTTCAAATCCTTCAGGAGCCTGTTTAAATGGAGATTTTTATGAAGTTAAAATATTTGTTCTCTTATTTGTTGTTTTGTTTTTGTTTTTGTGGTATTTGCAATTGTAGTGAAGACAAGTCGAATGACAAGGTATATATTGACGAAGAAGAGATGAAGGGTTCAGAAGATTCGTTCTATATTCATTTAGGTCATAATACTTGGTTGCATACGAATACAGTGCACAGGGATTCGACTGGTTTATATACGTACCAAGCTAGCATTGCGAAGTGCATGAGAGGCGCCAAGCAAGTGCAGTATGAAAAGAAGTGGAAGTGTCCGTACTGCTATAACTATTGGCCTATTGGTACAGCTTGTCAGAATTTAGATTGTCCTTCGAGGTATTTTTAATTGAATTGCCGGGGTAGCTTAGTGGTTAAAGTGGCGTCCCTAACACGGAAGCAGACATAGGTTCGAATCCTGTCTCCGGCGGCAATCCTTGGTAGAAAGGTCATAAATTCCCGATATTACTGACGCAGAAATCGTTAAAACAGCGTCCGTGACAAGCCAAGTGGGTTAGGATCCTAATGAAGCTGCGATGCTTTACTTGTCGTTTTAAGAAGAAGTTATTTATTAAAGAAGCACAAGCCCACCGAGCTGGATAGGTTGTGGGGTAGCCCTTGCATTTTAGCCTGATGAAGCGAAAGCAGAAACTCGAAAGAGTCGCAAAGCGTCCCCGGCAAGGGTAGGTTGGGATCTGAGTCCAGTATTTTTAGAAGAAGTAACTCAGTGGGAGAGGGGCGATGAGCGAAGTGATTGGAGATTTCCGATTGCTGGTTTCGTTTTCATGCAGTGTCGGTGGTTCGAATCCACCCTTCTTCATTATGTAGTAGGCTATGCTGCTTCAGGTATCTCGGATTGCCCTAACATAAAGGGAGAAGTGACCATAAGTTCTGCGGTTTCTAGTACCAAAAGAGCGTCTGGCAAAGAGCCACATAGCAATTTGCTCTTTTAGGTTAATGGTAGACCTCCTGTTTTGTAGTCAGGTTGCGGAGGTTCGATTCCTTCAGAGAGCATGCGTACAGTCCTAGGTTTGTAATTTTGGCCGACTATTTAGTTTTAGGTTACTAAGTAGTTGGCCTTTTCTTTTTTCTCTCTCCGGCCTCTCTTATATTTCTTGTGTCAAATTCAAATTTTAATTATTGGTAAGATTCTTCAACAAAGGATTTTACAATGACTATTATTACAATTCCCTATGGCTACGAACCTCGACCATATCAAGAAAAAGTTTTACAAGCATTAGATGACGGCTGCCGGAACGTCTGTTGGGTTGTGCATCGCCGAGGAGGTAAAGATACAACCATGTGGAACTATATGATTAAGAGGGCCTACTTAGAGCCGGGAACTTATTATTATTTTCTTCCTACATTTGCGCAGTGTAAGAGAGTTATATGGGATGGTATGACTAATGACGGCAAGAGGATGTTAGATTTCATTCCGAAGGCTATCATAGATGGGAACCCGAATAACACAGAGATGAAGATTTGGATCAATGGTGCTAAGGGTCAGTCGTTGATACAGCTTATAGGTGCGGACAGTTATGATGCGATTATGGGAACAAATCCTAGAGGCGTCGTATTCAGTGAGTGGTCTTTGATGGACCCACTTGCCTACGATTTTATTAAACCGATTCTCGCAGCTAATGGTGGTTGGTGCGCTTTTATTTATACACCACGCGGTAAGAACTGGGGCTGGGAACTTGCGGAAATAGCTAGAAGGAATCCTTGCGACTGGTTCTTCGAGATCCTCACTGTCAAGGATACCGGAGTACTTACAGATACCCAAGTAGAGACCGAGCGCAGGAAGGGCATGCCAGAGGATATGATACAGCAAGAATTCTATTGTAACTTCAATCGGGGACAGGAAGGAAGCTATTATGGCCGGCAAATAGAGCAGTTGAGAAAGAATGAGCAGATTACGGGTGTTTCTTTTGATCCTGCTGTGCCTGTTAGGACGTACTGGGACCTTGGGATTGGAGACAGTACGGCCATTTGGTTTGCACAATTTGTAGGGAAGGAAATTCATCTTATCAACTATTATGAAAATTCCGGTGAAGGATTAGCTCACTATGGACGTGTTCTGGATGATTACCGTCGCGAAAGCGGATGTGTATATGATCTTCACGTAGCACCACACGATATTCAAGCGCGGGAGTTGACAACAGGGAAGACAAGACTTGAGACTGCTCGAAGGTTGGGTTTAAATTTTCGTGTAGCTCCAAGATTAAGTCTCGAATCTGGTATAGAATCTGTACGTATGTTGCTAAGTCGGTGTTGGTTTGATGAGAAGAAGTGTGAGCATGGTTTGAAGTGTCTGGAGAATTATCGGAAGAGTTACAATGAGAAGTTTCGCGTGTATGGGGATAAACCTTTTCACGATTATACGTCTCATGGGGCCGACGCATTTCGCTATTTAGCAATAACTGAATCAGACTTTCGGCCTGACATGGGTGTGAATGATACTCAGTATGGCTTGATGAAGGAGAAGTGGGGCTGGAAAGTCTAGCATCCAAAGCTTCATTAACATAAGAGAAAATAAGGTCTTTTAAAATGGTGGATTCATCTTCGAAAGGTTTAGGTCCCTGCGCAGCCGAGTGTTTTGAGTTTCGGTTAGCGCCTAATGGGGAGTCTGGATTTGTCATGGTTTCCTATAATATTGGTTGTATGTTTATTTTTACTTCACAAGAGAGGTTATTTTCACCCCAATTGTGCAATAGCGTTCTTG